CCTGATTTAATAGCTCCTCCTAATCCACTTAATTCATCTTCAACAGGAGCAAATGATTTAATATTTTCTGGACGATTAAAAAATGGCGTATTATCTCCTCCATTAAAACCTGGACCTAAATCTTCCTTACCAAAATCATCTTTTCTAGCATCCATTCCTCCACCTTGTAGACCAACACGTCCACCAGAGTTATATTCAGCTACGTTTGCCTCTACAAATCTTTCTACTTCCATTGGTTGTGCACTAGGATTTAAATTTTGATATCCTGTTCTTAAATAACTTTTTAATGCTTCTATATCTATTTCTGCGTTAGGATCACTTGTATCTAGACCTCCAGCTTCCGCTGCTGCTAAAGCACCAGATGCTAAACTACCTACAACAAAGTTTCTTACAAACTTACCTTGATCAGTTTTAGGTGACAGAAAAGAAGATAACATACTTTTTTTTCTAAAAGCTTCAGCTCCTGTATCTACAAACTGTGGAAAGAATCTATCTTTAAGAGATGTAATACCTGGACCAACTCTTGAAAATAAACTTTGATAACCCGCTAGACCTGCTGGTTGACCTAAAGCCATGGGTGCAAAATATAACATCGCAGCTTTACCAATAGGACTTTTAGCAACTTTCTTAGCACCTTTAACTATACCCTTAACACCTTTTTTAATTGACTTAACAATACTACCTAGACCGTATTGTGCTCTACCACCATCAGAAGCCATCATTTGATTTTGTTCTGTTGATATAGATGATTCGTATAATTTTTCATAAGCTTCTTTTCCTAACTGATCATATTCATCATTGGTTATAGGTCTACCTAAAGCTTCTTCCATCTCGTTAATTAATTCGTCTAGAATAATTTGATATCTACTAGACCCTGCCATCATTTGATTAGGTCTTAAATCACCCTCTAATGTAATCTTGGGTGCCCCTGCTGTAAAATCTTTTGCTTGCTTAGTATCTGTTATTGCCATAATTTTGTCTAAATTTAGTTTATAGGGCAGGCGTACTTATCCTGAAATATCACACTTTATTTGATTTTTTACTTATCGTCAATAGCTGGTTTTAGATTATCGAAGAACCTACCACAGAATTGATGCTCACCTACATGGGTAATATAGTCCATAATATATAGATATACCTTACCTCCCATATCAGTCCATCTTTGACAAAAGCCAAAGTCTTCACCAAAATAACGTTTTGTTTTTGGGTCATGTATCGTATCAAATAGATTGTAAAAGTTTTCTTTAGTAATTTCTTTGCCATTAATATTAGTGGGTTGATATATTTTAAGTTCAGGGTGATGTTTAATCATGTCCTCTAATACCTTTCTTTTTATAAGCATACATCCTGTTGGTGCATGAGTAGCTTCCACAATACCTTTGTCAGACTCTATATGATTATGATTTTCTAATTTAATCGGAAATGTATACCCAGGTCTTTTTAATTGATCTTTGTTTTTAGCTTTATCTTTTTCTTGAAATATCTTATCCCAATCTAAAGACTTCATAGGATAAGGACAGGCAATGACATCTTTATCAGCTTTTAACATTGTTTCAATAGTTGCAAAATTAAAATCAATATCTGAATCTATAAATAATAAATGTGTGTAGCCGTCTTCATGATTTAACATTTCAGCTACACACAGATTTCTACCTTGTGTAACTAAAGAGGATTTCATCAAAGTAAAACTGACTAATATTTTTCTTAATATACAATCTTGTTGAAATTTTAATACGGCCTGAGTGTAATGCATAGAAGTATCGCTATGGCATGGTGTGCAAACCATTATCTTCCAGGGTGATCTGGATTCTGGTTGGGGGTCAGATAAATCTATTGTTTCTACTGTATTTTGTTTTTCAAACCAAATAGGTTTATTGGGATTTTGCATTAATAACTCCTTTTAAAAAAGTTGTCCACTGCATAGCTATCTTACTCCAATTGTAATAAATATGTGCATATCTAGATTGTGAGTCTAAGTGATCATGTATTTGTTTTTGATCTAACGTATGTGATGCTTGTTCAATACCAAAACCAAACTTTTGTGCTAGAGCCCTATGATTAGAATCGTATGGTATATACATTGGAAACTCTGCGCCTGTTTCATATAGAGCACCAAAATCATCTACAATACAATATAAACCTGCAGCCATACACTCAAGTAAAGATATACAAAATGTTTCTTCAAAAATACTAGGATAAACATACATGTTATAATTTTTAAGATTTTCTTTAATATAACTATTTGGTCTGTAACCTATGTAATTTACGTTAGGTAATTTTTCTGCTTGTGCGTAAAGCTCTTTATATTCATAGTCGTTTTGATCATAAAATTGTTTACCATAGACTTCTGTAGATGAATATACATCTAAAGTAACCAAAGGATTTTTTACTAATTGCATTGCACCTAGTAACACAGATAAACCACGCCAAGGTGTATTTTGGTGTATTATTTTTATAGGTTGACCTTTTTGATATGGTTTAGCTTGTTCTATTTTATCAATACCATTTTTAATAACTACACATCTATTTGTAGGTATATTAAAATGATCTCTAAATTTTTCATAAGTCCAGTGAGAGTTAAAAACGTACCAATCATATTTGCTATGGTTAGCAGGGTTGCTAAACCAAGGTGCTAAATTAGGTTGATCATAAGAATTTTTTTGCCAAAGTATATTTGGTTTAGTTGAATGTAATGGTATTTTTTCTGGAACCGAAGTGCATATCTGCACTTGATCTAATAATTTTTTATCGACATACTTTTCTAAGTATTCAAATTGTAACTCTGTACCACCCTTAGGGTTTTGATTTTTGATTTTCATCTAATACTTTCTGAAACATTTCTAGACCTTTGTTAGTAACCTGCACCGTAACATCTTTAACAATATCAGGACCTTCTTTCTTTTCTTTATGCACTTCTCCAGTCTTTGTATTTCTATATGTTGTTATAGTTGTACAATCTATCTTTGGTAAATTATCCGTTTTCATTCTCTCTATTTATTAAAGCATAACTTATTAGGCCTTGTATTTTATTACTACCTGTAGCTGCTTGCACAGTTATAGCATCCCCTGCTTCTAAATTCAAGCTTTGAGGTGAGGCATTTACTTGCGATTTAGCTGCCACATCATCTCTAAAAAATTCATATTCTGTGCTTGAATCAGATGAATCCACAAAATTCATGTTTACTAAAATAGCTGATGATGCATCATTGTTTGCACAATAGATACTTTTAACTATAATTGTCCCATCAGTAGGACAGGTAAGCACTGTGGTTTTACCTGTACCGGATTGTTTAAAACCTTGGTTTTTATAAAATATACTCATGATAAAAAGTAATTAAACGTATCTTGTTCATTTTTTAGATCTTGTTGAAAAGAAAAATTTAATTGATTTTGTAATGTAGTTAAAGATTCTAATATCTGTCTTTGATTTTCTACATCATATTCTGGTTTTGGTTCAGGTATATAGTTTGTTATTTTAGCCATTATCTTCTACCATCTGGTTGTGCATCAAGTCTTAATGTTCCATATCTCCATGTCTCACCTACAGATTCATTTTCTATCTTAATAGATACCAACCTACCTCTAGCTCTTGTATCAACTTTATCAGTAGTTGTCGTAATTGTAAATGGTCCAAGAGGTGAACTGACTGCCACATCATCAGGAAACGCACTAACAAATAAAGTTATTTTAGCTGATCCTTCTTGATATTTAAAGTCAGGTATAAATCTTTTAACAGACATAAAAAATTCACCATCCCCTCTAAAATCTGCCACACCTGTTTGCTGACCTAATGCGCTTCTTCTTGAGGTAATATCATAATCACCTGATCTTATAAAAGCTGGTATAGCAGTGGTTGTTGTGCTAGTTACTTGATCTGTGCCTTTTTCATGTTCATAGTATATACTAGCTCCAAATAAATTTGTAATTCCTAATATATCAGGGAAAACAGGGGTAGATGTATTTTCGTAATCTGTTGCGTATGGATGATCAAATACACTTTGATCTTGATAAGTTGTTCTATCTAAAGATGATGTAGTCCAACAATCTTCAGCATAATTATAGGTCACACACCTATCTATTTGTTCTGAGCCTGCTTTTGGATAAAACCAATTTACCTCTGTATATAAATTATTAGCACCTGCAAATACAACATCACTAGAATCAAAATTTAATCCAAGATTATCACCATCTGTCGTAAATACAAAATCTTCCACTAATGATGGTAATGATTTTACCGTTCCATCGTAGACAAAAAATCCACCTTGAGATCCCATCCAAAATACTGCTCCATTTACGAATGTGGCTGCATGTTGACCTATA